CATAGCCATTTTTTACCTATGCACTGAATAGCCATTTTTTACCTATGCACTGAATAGCCATTTTTTACCTATGCACTGCATAGCCATTTTTAAATATAGTTTTAATGGCTTATAAATAGGTTTTGAATTGATGTTGATATATTATAATAGTTTTGTATGTCAATATCCTATAGCGACAATTTAAAGATGTATTTAAATACATTAAAAGAATAAATAGACCTATAAAAACCAGCTCTATACATTCTTTTTATATTGTATTTACCTTTTAAAATTATAAATGTTTTTAAAGGTATCTTTTTTTATTCTGTTTGTGTTCACTATATGAACAATAAAGACCCCCCAAAAAAAAAATCAGGGCTAGGGGGTGTTAGTATATCTGTATGTGCCATATATGTGACAAAAATACAAGGGTTAATATAGAAAATAAAAATAATTAAAAAAGTACTTGACATTTAAGTGGGGAGTATGTATAATTATATATAATATATATAAATATAAGTACTAAGTACTGAGTATTATTGTTTTTTGTTTATAATAATAATAATAAAAGTACTAAGTACTTAGTACATTTGTTTTTTCTTTTATAAAAAAAATAATAATAGAAGTAATAAGTACTTAGTACTGAGTATATTTGTTTTTATTATAAATAAATATAATAATATACAACAAATATATCATAAGGATATAGAATCATAGAAACTATAGAGTCTATAGAGACTATCACACCCCTAGAGGATTTGTTAAACACAGATCTTTTGTTAAAACAGAAGGTTAAACAAGAATCTAAAGAGGATTTTCTTGGTTTTGTTAAACAAATGGCTCCAATGCTTATCTCAGACTTTAAGATGGGTAGGCATATTGAAGTAATATCAGATAAACTAAAGCAATTAGAAGCTGGAGAGATTAAAAGGCTTATGGTTTTCTTACCACCCAGGTCTTCTAAGTCTGTTATCTGTTCTAAATTGTTTCCTGCATGGTATATAGGAAGGAATCCAGAACATGAAATACTTACTGTTTCCCATTCAGACCAGCTATCAAGCGATTTTGGTCGTAGTGTCAGGGATATTGTCAATACTGAAGAGTTTCAACATGTTTTCAAGGGAGTGTCCCTACGATCAGATGTACGAGCTGCAGGTAAATGGAAGACTAACCAGGGAGGACAGTACTATGCTGCTGGAGTTAGATCACAGATTGCAGGAAGAGGAGCACATATCGCAATACTTGATGACGTAATGTCAGAAGAGGACTCATATTCAGAAGCAGGGAGAAGATATGTTAAAGAATGGTACCCAGCAGGACTAAGAACACGTATAATGCCTAATGGTTCCATATTAATTATTAATACAAGGTATCATTATGATGATCTCTGTGGATGGTTACTAAAACAAGAACATAATGCAGGAGATTATGCTGTTATACCATGGGAAGTTGTACGTATTCCTGCATGGCTTGATGAACCTGCAGCTAAATTGTTAGATTTACCCATAGGATCGTCTTATTTTCCAGAATGGAAGCCAGATGAGGTATTACGTATAGATGAACACGAAATTAAAGCATCTAATGGTGCAAGATACTGGAATGCACTCTATATGCAGGACCCTACACCAGATGAAGGTGGTTTAATAAAGAAGAAGTGGTTAAAATGGTGGGATGATCCTGAACCACCTCCTTGTGATTTTATCATACAAACATATGATACAGCATTCTCCACAAAAACTACAGCAGATTATAGTGTTATACAAACATGGGGTATATTCTCTATGTATGATGAAGATGAAGAAGGATATGAATCATATCAAGGTAATCTTATTCTACTGGGAAACATTAAAGGAAGATTTGAGTACCCTGAACTAAGGCGTATGACACAACTGTTATATCAAGAACATAGACCTGATGTATGTATGGTAGAAAAGAAAGCATCAGGTCAGTCCTTAATTCAGGACATGCGTAGAGCTGGTATACCTGTACTAGAATATCTACCTGACAGAGATAAAGTTAGTAGAGTTTATGCATCCACACCAATGATGGAGTCTGGTAGAGTATGGTTACCTAAAAATAAAAAGTGGTCAGAAGATCTTCTGGAAGAGATGTTACGTTTTCCTAATGCTGCCCATGATGATCAGGTTGATGCCATGACCATGGCTATACACTACATGAAAGAGTCTTGGCATCTACAACATCCAGAAGATCCAGAGTGGGCTGATGAACCAAGAGAAAAAAAAGTTGCATACTGGAGAGTTTAGTGGTATAATAACATTATGGCAGATGGTTTAAGTTCATTAAAATATGGTATAGGTAATCAAGATGTAGGTACAAAAGGATCTGCACAAGATATGCTTATGTTTCTTGCTGAGAGTATTGGTCCTGGATATGGTCTAGGAGAATATAGTGAAGGCATTCAAGATCTATTAGAAGGAAATATAAGTGGTATACCTAAAGCTGGATTAGGATTAGTAGCAGCATTACCTCTTGTTGGAAAAACTGTAACTAAAGGTGCACAGAAATTTGTTGATGAAGGTGTAGATTTATTTAAAAATTTAAATAAAAATAGTAAAATTTATTCAAGTGATAAATGGGATAATGCCTTCCAACGTACATATGGACAAGGTAAAGTAGAAAGTGCATATAAAGAAAGAATAAAACAAATAGACAAAGCTAATAAAGAAGGAAAAAAAATAAAAGATTATGAATTAAAACTTCCAGATTCAGAAACAGTATTAGTAGAAAATGTAGCTTTAAATCCAAAAATATTAAAGAATGTACAAGGTGTACATGGAGAACATATAGTTAGAGATTCAGGACAAAAATTAAAAAGACTAGAAAAAAATATTAAAGAAAGAGGTTATAAACAAGAAGATCCTATACAAATTTATGTTAGAGAAGATGGAACACCTTTTATAAATGAAGGAAATCATAGAGTTGCAGAAGCTATAAAAAATAATCGACCAATAATAAATGCACGTATTCATTATAAAGGGGGATCAGAAAAAATTGAAGGATCTTTAAATCCTTTTAAGATTTTACCTGAAGAAAAAGCTACAGATATTAGTACATCTTTAAATATTTCTGCAGAAGATTTAACTACTTATAATAAATTTGAAAATTATTTAAATACTTTACAAAATAAAATTCAATCATTATTAGAAATAAATAAATTAATTGGTAAAGCTAAAGGTGGTACAGTATTAAAAGATTATCATAAAAATTATAATACCCAAAGATTTATATAACTTGCATTGTTAAAAAATTAGTGTTATAATATAGTTAATGGAAAAAAAGTATGTTAATACTAAAAAAGAAAAAAAACATACTATAACTATCACTAATATTTACGATCCTAACGTAGATTATTATAGAGAGAGAGAAACTAGATGGCAACAGAAAAAAATCCATTTGAACAAATACCAGAAGAAATTTCAAACGTAATAGAAATGCCACAACCTGAAGTAGTAGAAGAAGGTCCTGCATTTTATCCTGAAGCTGATGGTGGTGTTACTGTAGACTTCACAGAAACAACTATAGTAATGGAACCTGAAGAAGAAATAAAAGAGTGGTATGGAGATATTACAGATAAGTTAGAAGATGCAGAACAAGAAAATGTTGCATCAGATGTAGTAGATAATTATACATCAGATAAAGAATCTCGTGCTGATTGGGAAGCAATGTTTGAAAAAGGCTTTGATCTACTAGGATTAAAGATACAAGAAACATCAGAACCATTTGAAGGTGCATGTACAGCAGTACATCCTATGTTAATAGAATCTGCTGTTAAATTTCAATCAAAAGCAATACAAGAATTATTTCCACCTGCAGGTCCAGTTAAAACACAGATAGTAGGAAAGTCTACTCCTGAACGAGAAGATCAATCTAATCGTGTTCAAGAGTTTATGAATTATCAAACAACAGAACAAATGCCTGAATACTTTGATGAGATGGAAAGAATGTTATTTCATCTACCATTAATAGGATCAGCATTTAAAAAAGTATATTATGATGCTAATTTAAAAAGACCAGTATCTGAATTTGTTCCTATAGATCAATTCTATGTTTCTTACTATGCATCTAACTTACGTAAAGCAGATAGATATACACATGTTATATATAGAAGTCCTGTTGAACTTGCTAAAGATATACGAACAGGAATCTATAGAGATATAGAATTACCAGAAGCAACAAATCCAAATCCTACATCTTTTTCTTCTAAGATGGATACTATTATTGGATTGTCTCCCACAGGAACAAATGATCCACAATATACATTATTAGAACAACATTGTTATTTAGAGATAGAAGAAGATTATGCTCTTCCTTATATTGTTACAGTAGAAGAGCAATCACAACAAATTTTAAGTATTCGTAGAAACTATAAGAAGGATGATAAGAATCAAGAAAAAGTGTCTCACTTTGTTCATTATAGATTCGTACCAGGCTTTAGTTTCTATGGATTTGGTCTCATGCACTTCTTAGGAAACTTAACTATGACTGCCACAGCAGCAATGAGAAGTTTAGTGGATGCAGGTCAATTCGCAAACCTACCAGGAGGTTTTAAAGCAAAAGGTGTAAGGATTGTTGGTGACAATGATCCTATTAGTCCAGGTGAGTTTAAAGAAGTTGAAGCAACAGGGCAAGATCTTAATAAGGCAATAATCTCTCTCCCCTATAAAGAACCTTCCCAGACATTGTTTAATATGCTTAACTTTATAACTGCAACAGGTCAGAAGTTTGCTGACAGTACAGAACAAATTGTTTCTGATGCAGCATCTTATGGACCTGTGGGCACTACTATGGCATTACTGGAAGCATCAAGTAAGTTCTTCTCTGCTATTCATAAGAGATTACACAAATCTCAAAGAGATGAATTTAAAATACTTGCAAAGATAAACTATGATTATCTTCCTTCAGAGTATCCATATGAAATACCTTTTGCAGAAAAGAACATCTTTAAACAAGACTTTGATGGCAGGATAGATGTACTTCCAGTATCTGATCCTAATATCCCATCAAATGCACATAGGATGATGATTTCACAGATGGCATTACAAATGGCACAACAATCTCCTCCTGGTATGTTTAACCTTGAAGCATTAAATAGAACGATATTAAGTGCTGCTAATCTACCTAACTTAGAACAAATATTACCACCTAAAAAAGAACCACAACAATTAGATCCTGTATCAGATATTATGGCTGCAACAAAAGGTATACCTATTGCAGCATTTCCAGGACAAAACCATGATGCACATTTACAAGTTAAGATGATGTACTTACAAGATCCTCAAAATGGTGCTAATCCTATTATGGCTAGATTAAAACCCATATTAGAATCTAATATACAAGAACATTCTATATTAAAATATCAAGAACAAATGAATGGTATGGCAAGAGCAGCTATGGAACAATTAGGACCAGAACAAGCACAGAATCCTTCTGTAGCAGAAGCAGCTATGGCTACTGCAGCACAACAAGTATTAAATGCTAATATGGCTGCAGGACAAGCACAATCACCTGAACAACAAATGGTTCAACTAGAAACAGCAAAAGTAGAATTAGAGAAACAAAAGCTTCAACAATTAGCTGCTAAAAATTCTGCAGAATCTGCAATAGATGCACAGAAGTTAGAATTAGAAGAAGCTAAATTATTAATGGAAGCAAGTAAAGCTGGTCAATCTGCTATACTCAAGAAAGAAAAAGGTGACCTTGATAGAGCAAGTAAAGAAACTATGAAGGCTTTAGATATAATGGCAAAGGCTGCACTAGCAGATCAAAGAGCTGATATAGATTATGAAAAAATTCGTGTGAGTGCTTTAGAAAAAGTATCTCAAATGGAAGAACTAGATGACAGAGAAAGAAGTTTTAAACTTATTGATGTTATGACAGATCTATTAAAAGAAGAAGTAAGAATAGAAGAACAAGAAACAATACAAGATAATATGAAAGGAGAACAAGATGCCAATAGGAAATAAAGCTTATTCTGTTGCAAAAGGTGTAACTAAAAAAGGTTATCCTACACACGTAGCGAATAGTACTGGTGGTCTGTATGGTGAGCTAACTACAGAAGGAGCAGAAAAAATAGGCGAACTTAATCAACGTGATACTTATTCTTGGAAAATACCTGAACCAACTAAAGGAAAAAGATAACATGTGGACTAAACCAGTCGTAAAAGAAATATCTGTAGGACTAGAAATTAATTGTTATGCTTGTGCAGAGATTTAATTTCTGAGTATGGATATATGGGATGAGGTCATTAAAGAATATAATAATGAACTCGATAAACTAAGACTATCAGTTTCTGGTGGGCAAGCAGATTCTTTTGCTCACTATAGACAGATGGTTGGGCAAATTCATGGAATTGAATGGGCTCGTAATAATTTAACAAACATAATAAAGAAAAGTATGTATGATGAAGAGGATGATTAATGCAACAGGCACATTTAGGTAACTCTATAAAGAATGATATGTGGATTACAGAAGAAGAAGATGAAGCTACTCCAGATATCCTCCCTGAACTTCCAGGTTTTCATGTACTCGTAAGACCTGTATCAATAAAAGAAAAAACTAAGGGTGGTATATTACTACCAAATTCAACCAAAGACGATATGTCTTATTTAACAACTGTAGGAAAAGTTATTAAAATGGGTAATCTTGCTTATAACGATACAGATAAATTTCCTAAAGGACCTTGGTGTAAAGAAGGAGATTATATTTGTTATGCAAAACATGCTGGTCAAAAGATACAATATAAAGAAGTTAAGATGATTTTATTGTATGATGATCAAGTAATAATGAAAGTGGAAGATCCTAAATATTTAGATCCTACATTTAATTTAAGTCATTAAGTTGCACTATTAATTTTTATAGTGTATAATATATAGTATATACGTAAGTCGTATGTTTCGTAAACAACGAAAGGTAATAAAATGGAACAAGAAGAAAATTTAAAAGAAGAATGGAGTGAAGTAGATACAACAACTCCAGAAGAAGAAAAGAATAAAGTAGAGTATGAAGTAGAAGGAGAAGTAGAAAAAGAAGAAAAAGCTATTCCTCTTGTAGAAACTAAAAAAGAAGAAGTAGTAGAAGAAATACCTAAAGAGCTTGAAGGTGTGGAAACTAAAGGAGCACAAAAAAGAATAAGACAATTAGTTAAGCAACGTAAAGAAAGAGATGATCAACTTGCTAATCTAATAAGACAAAATGAAGAACTTTCTACTAGGTTAAATACTAGAGAGCAACAATTTAATACTGTTAATAAATTAAGTTTAAACGCAAGTGAAAAACAAATAACAGATAAGTTAGAACTTGCACGTAATGTATATAAAACTGCTCACGAAGAAGGTGATTCAACTAAGATATTACAAGCTCAAGAGTTTTTGAATGAAGCACAAAATGATTTAAAATCATTAAGTGCAACAAAACAACAATTTGAACAAAGACCTGTACAACAACAACAACCTGTACAGCAACAACAATATCAGCCACCCATGCCTACTCCAGATCCAAAGGCAGAACAATGGGCAGCTAGTAATGATTGGTTTGGTCAAGATCAAATTATGACTGTTTCAGCTTTAGCTATAGATGGACAGTTAAAAGAAGAAGGTTTTAGTCCTACAGATTCAGAATATTATACTGAAATAGATCGTAGGATGAAAGAAACATTTCCTCATAAATTTGCAGCAACTGCTGCTCAAGGTGGGGAAGTTCGCCAGCAGGTTGAAGCGTCAAAACCTGCTCAAGTGGTCGCTGGAGCATCTCGCAGCTCTCCAGGTTCCAGTAAAAAGGTTAAGCTGTCAAAAGAAGATATTAGACTAGCTAACAAATGGAATGTACCACTTGAACAATATGCTCAAGAAAAACTAAAGGCTGATAAGGCTGATGGTGAGTATACAACAATTAATATGCAGCGTGGAGGAAAATAGATGACACGAATTAATAATACACGTAGTTCTGATTTACGAGAAAATCAAGCTAGAGAAGAAACAGAATATACATTTGAAGAGTCAAGTGCTCTTCATATACCTGATGCAGTTATAGAACGTTTCACCAACGAAGGTATGACACTTGGATGGTTAAGGATGACTCTTAAAGGAAAAGATGACGTATCCTATATAGGTAAGAAACTGCAAGAAGGATGGACATTCGTAGATCTAGCTGAAGTTCCAGAAATGAGTTCAGCATCTTTCGTGAGAGATGAAGGTAGATACGCAGGGGTAGTCTGTCGTGATGACGTAGGATTAGCAAAAATCCCAACTGGTAGATACGAAGCAAGAAGTAAGTTTTACAGAGATAAGAGTACAGCCATGAATGAAGCTATAGATGCTCAACTTCATGGAGGAAGAAAAATTTCTGGAATGCCTATTTCTAATAACAGTAAATCAAAAGTGATAACAGGAAGACAACCTAATTTTCAGGATTAATCCTAGTATTGCTTATTATTAATTAAAAAGGAGAAAGAATATGGCTTCAGTCAACGCACCACGAGGACTCGTGTTGGCAAGAAAAAATGGCTCAGGTTCCAACTCTACTGGTGTTACTACTTTACGTATTGGAGATAATATAAGTCCAATACTTCCTTCAGCAGCTCTGCCTACTAATATGTTTACAGGTGATCCTATAACCATAGAAGCAGCAGGTTCAGTTATACCTACAGGTGCAACTGTGACTTTAAAATCTGCAGGAGTTTTTCAAGGGTGCCAATATGTTGACAATAATGGTGATCAACAATTCAGTAGATATTGGACAGGAGGGGCAACAGCTACAGACATACAATTATTTGTTTGTACAGATCCAGCCCAAACATACTTTATCCAAGCAGATGGTCCAGTAACAGCAGCAGCAGGTTTTGGTGCTGGTATTTACAATGGTGTATGGACTGCAGGTGCAGGAAGTACAAAAACAGGCAATAGTGGCTATGAATTAGATGCTTCTGGTCCTGTTGCAACATCAGCTAATCTTAGAGTATATAGTAGAGCACCTTGGGATACAGCAACCAGTTCATCAGCAGGTGAAACTGACGACTACCCTTGGTACGAAGTACGCTTAAATTTGCACGTAGACAATTTTGTTGGTGCAACTGTAACAACAACAGCAGGATAGGAAAGGATAATTAAATGGCTATCAATAGAGCAAGTATTGCCAAAGAACTACTTCCTGGACTGAATGCAGTTTTTGGAATAGAATATGGCGAAGTAAACGAAGAACATAAACCATTATACGAAATAGAATCATCTGACAGAGCTTTTGAAGAAGAAGTACTCTTCACAGGTTTTGGTGGAGCACCAGTTAAAGGCGAAGGTGCTGCAGTTGTTTATGATGATGCATCAGAAAGTTATACAGCACGTTATACTGCTGAAACTGTTGCATTAGCATTTGCAGTAACTGAAGAAGCTATGGAAGATAATTTATATGATACTTTTGCAAAACTTAGAGCAAAAGGATTAGCAAGATCAATGGCTAATACAAAACAGCAAAAAGCTGCTGACTTGTATAATAATGGTTTTGCAACCAATCAAGGGGATGGTGTACCAATGTTTAGTGCAGCACACCCAGTAACAGGTACAGGTACTGTAACTAATATTACTACAGCAGCAGCGATAGCTGAAGCAACTTTAGAAGCAGCAATCATTCAGATTCAAAAGACTTCTGATGATCGTGGCATTCTAGTAGGTGCAGCAGCAGAATCATTGCATATACCTACTGACTTGTTATTTACAGCAGATGTATTATTAAACACACCTGGCATAACAGCTAGTCCTAATAATGATATTAATGCAGTACGTCACTTAGGTGTTATACCTGATGGCTTCTATGTAAATAGACGCTTTACTGATGTAAATGCATGGTTCATTAAAACTAATGTACCTAATGGTACTAAGATGTTTAATAGAACACCTTTACAAACAAAAATGGAACCAGATTTCGATACTGGCAACTTACGTTTCAAAGCACGTGAAAGATATTCTTTTGGTGTTTCTGACTGGCGTGGTTGGTTTGGTAACGCTGGAGCCTAATTACTAAATATATTGAGGAGAGTAGAAATATTCTCCTCTTTATAATATAAGGAAAAATATATGTCTACAAATATTACTACAGCTTATAAATCAGGTGATGGTATTATAATACAACCAACAGTTGTTAGTGCAGTTGATGGTACAGGAACTTCTGTTGCAATTACTTTACCTATGACAACACGTATTGTAGCAATACACGCATTTTCTACTGTAACTGGTCTTTTTGATATAGGTGATAAAGATGGAAGTAAAATACAATTCCAAGTACCTGCAAGTGGAACAGCAGATATTTATATGGGTGAGATGGGTATTAGATGTGAAGGTACAGTAAGTGTTGATACTCCTCAAGCAGGTAGTGTAACTTTAATACTAGGATAAATAAATGCCTAATTATTCTTATTTAAAAGATGATATTGTAAATACAATAGAAAATGATTCAAATGAGTTTGCTACGCAAATTCCTTATTTTATAGAAAAAGCTGAAGATCGTTTAATAAAAGAGTTAGATGATGTAGCTTTAGATACTTATACTACTATTACTTTAACAGCTTCTAATCCAGTTGTCAGTTTACCTGATGGTGCATTAGTTGTACGTAATGTAAACTTTACAACAAATGCTTCTGTTGTTGTTCCTTTATTACAACGAACATATGAGTATGCAATAGACTATTGGAATAAACCTACATCTGTAGGAACTCCACGATATTATGCAAGAAAAACAAATACACAAATTTACATAGTACCTACACCTACTTCTACATTAACAGGTGAAGTGCAATATACAAAACGACCATTAGCTTTAGCAAGTGCAACAGATACAAGTGCAACAACTTCAAATTACTTTAGTGAGAATTGTTATAATGCTTTATTTAATGCCTGTATGATTGAAGCTAATTACTTTATAAAAGATTTTCAAGTCCTTCAAGCATGGGAAGGTAAATATAAAAATTCAATAGATGGTCTTCGTAATCAAGCAAGACGTACAAGACGAGATGATATGGAAACTCCAGCAAGTCCTGCAGGTGGACCAACACCAGTTATACAAGGTGCTAATTAATGTCAAATATAGTAAGAGATCATCTTAGAAATGTAATAGCTTCAGATACAGTAGCACATAGAAGATCTCCAAAAAGCATATTGGAAGTAATTACATACAAAGATCCTTTTAAGGGTTCAGAAAGAGAGTATAAATATTTAATAGAATATTTAGCAGATGTAGAAAATGAAGCAGATGCTACTGATAGAGAAGTTGAACCTTCTGTTAGAAGTTTTTTAAGAAGATTATATGAAGATAATTTAGATGAAACTTTTCATCATCATAAAAAAGGTGGACAAGTAAAAAAGAAAAGAAAAAGATCTAAAAAGAAACCCAGAGGGTGGGGTAAAGCTAGATATGGCAACAAATAGATCTAAGATAAAACAACAAGTTAAAGGTAAACTTGGTAGTGGAAAAAGATTTAAAGCATTAGCAAAGAAAACAGGATCTAAAGCATTAGCTGCTTGGATAGGTCGTAAAAAATATGGTAAAAAGAAATTTCAAAAATTAGCAACTAAAGGAAGAAAAAGGAGAAGTAAAAATGGATAAAGAATTTATTACTGGAGGACAAGGTAGAAATGTAGGAAGTTTAAACTTAGTACCTTCTGATAAAATATCAGCAAAACCTACAGGACAAGGCTTTGGTGCAGCTCGTAAAGGACCTGCAGTACAAGGTAAGATAGAAGCTGTTGTAAATGCAGACTATCCTCAAGGAGAATCATTTGATATAGGGGGTGTTAAATCTGCACCTACTCTTGGAGTAAAGTAAATGAAGAGGAAGGAATTAGACTTTTCCCCTATTTTTAAAAAATTAGCAAAAAAATTAAATAGTAAAAAGTTTAAAGATGTATTAAAAAAAGCATTAAAAATAGATAATTCAGGACAAAAATTAGTACAAAAAATATATAAAGGAAAAATTAAAAATGATTAAATTTCAAGAACTAATATATCGTTTTAAAGAACCATCATCTTATTCTGCTATTGCAGCAGTATTAGCTATGATAGGTGTTATTATACCAAGTGATCTATGGCAAAGTGTTGTTATGATTGGTTGTGGTGCTGCAGGTGCTGTAGGCTTTTTCATGAAAGAAAAAAAATAAAGATTAATGGCTACACGAAAAAAAAGTAATATGAAAGGCATGACCATTAAAGGTGGTCATAAAAGACCTACTAAAAAAGGTGCTGGACTTACTGCTAAAGGTGTAGCAAAATATAGAGCACAAAATCCTGGAAGTAAATTAAAAACTGCTGTAACAGGAACAGTTAAAAAAGGTAGTAAAGCTGCTAAAAGGAGAAAGAGTTATTGTGCAAGATCTGCAGGACAAATGAAGAAGTTTCCTGGAGCAGCAAAGAATCCTAACTCAAGATTAAGACAAGCTAGAAAAAGATGGAAATGTTAAATGGCAACGTCAGGTACATATAATTTTAATTTAGATATAGATGAAGTAATTCAAGAAGCTACTGAGATGATTGGTGGTGAAGAAACATTAGGGCATACACCTGCTTCTGCTAGAAGATCAATTAACTTAATGTTAAATGATTGGCAGAATAGAGGTATATCTTTATGGTCTATAAATACAACTGTTGTAACTGTAACAGATACTGTAGCTTCAGTTACATTACAAGATTATACTATAGATGCTTTAGCTGTTACTTATTCAACAAGTGTATCAGGAACTGATATAGCATTAGAAAGAATATCAAGAGAAGAATATCATAATCTACCTAATAAAAGTCAAGGAGGTAGACCAACACAATATACAATAGAACGTGGTGTTGATAATCCTTTACTAAAATTATATCCTACACCAGATAATTCTACTGGTATTTTAAATATAGAAAAGTTTGATCAATTACAAGATGTAGATAAATCTGCTGGACAAAATGCAGAAGTACCTATAAGATTTTTACCAGCATTAACTTGTGGCTTATCTTATTATTTATCTATGAAAAGACCTGGTATTCCTATGGATAGAATACAAATGTTAAAAGCAAACTATAATGAGAAGTTAGGTTATGCTATGGAAGAAGATAGAGAAAGAGCAAGTTTATTTATTAAACCAAAGTTAGGTTATATTTAGTGGCATCTAATCGTAATGCTATGGCTATGTGTGATGATTGTGGATTTGTGTATCCACATAGAGTAATGCAATTAAATAGTTATGGTATGCTTAATTGTCAAGAATGTTTTGATGGTGCATATGATTTAAAGAATCATCCACAAAATAAAATACCAGATGTAAGAGATAATCCAGTAATTAAAAACCCAAGACCTGATACTGGAGGTAGAAATTTAGAGTGGCAACAAGCTAGTTTTGATTGGGATGATAGCACAATAAGATATTGGGCTAATGTATAGGAGCATTAAATGAGTACATTAACAGGTAAACAAGTTTCACAAACGTATAAAGAATTATTAAAAGTAGCTGTAAGTGGTAATACTGGTGTTACAGGTTCTTTACAAAATATACAATCAGGTGATGGTACTAATTCAGCACTACAAATATCTACAAGTATAATTCAAGTAGCAGGTAAATTTGGAGT